GGGCGGATGACCACGAAAGTGTTCAATAATATTCCCATTTGCGAGATCACTCAACGCATGAGTAAGTTTCTTAGAGCTCTTCTTGCTGATGTTTGAATTGATGGCGTCAAGGGCAACACCCACAGGGACGCCAGCAGTGTTTTCCACCAGAGACATTGCAGCCTCTTCAACTCTTCCCGTTTTAGCATTTCTGCCAAAAACATACTTTGGCTTGCTCTCAAAAGCATTATGCCCAAGATTATGCAACGGGTGAACATCGGTATCTTTTGTCCCTTTAATAGGACCAAAAATGCGATCGAGAGCCTTAGCTCCACGAACAGCAGAAGCACCAACAATTGGAACGAGAGGTGCAAAACTCTCGCCGGGATTCTCCTCAATCCCATCTTTGCAACTAAGAACCTGAAATAATGAAGTATCATAACCCACCATCTCAAAAACTTTACGGTATGCATTAATTAAATCAGATCCGTAAAGTGGTTTTCCCATGACTGTTGAATAACCCTCAGGTCCCAAATACAACTGAACTAATTCACTATCTGTCTTATAAACAGAAATCACATTAGTGTAGTGAAAAGGATCAGTTCTCGGAACAGCCTGCATTATGCTAGCGTACTTACGCAACAAATACGCAATATAAGCCTCAATCAAATCTCGACATTCCAAATTCCAAAAGGATTGGATACGCATAGCATTTGCACGCAAAAGGGAGAAGTTAATGTTGTGAGGGTCCTCAGAATGTCTGCCCAAAGCGGCAAGAACTTTCTCTGTCTCAGGGACAGGAACCCAAGCTGAATAATCTTTCACAAAATAGAAAGAACAACTCAAGAATTTACAATCTTGCAGGGCCCGAGGGCCTTCAGCACCATACTTTGTAGTAATTCCAATACCTGACCAAATATCAGACACTGATTTACCATTAAACCATCCGACAACGTCATCAGAACAGGTCCAGGTATTATCATCACCATTCAAAGCGGCTTCAACATGCTTCATAAAAGAAGAGTAATCCGACAACTCTTCTGGGCACTGCACCAACCAAGCATATGCCAACAAAACAAACAAAATGATAGAATTATCCGCAATGGTATTCAAAGAACCACTCGGGTTTCCAGTTTCTTTCTGGAAAACATCACCATTAGTTGTAATCACATACGATTCAACTATGTCTCTATATAAATTCCACATTCGCG